CAGTTCCGCTGGTGCCTTTGTCTTCTAGGTTGATCTGGGTCGCTAGCGCTTTCATCTCTCTGTCAAGGACTCGGGTTGTTCTGGAAACAGGGCCGCAGCCGATCAACTTCTCCGACATGAAAGCGTATTGCGAACTGGAAGGCATCTTCCTTGAGGAAGACTTGCGTGATCTCGTCTATTACATCACCGAGATGGACATCGTCTATTTGAAGCACACCCATCTCAAAATCCAAACGGGTCGCGAGAAGGCTGCGGAAGAGGCGAAGCGTAAACAGGAGCGCGCCCAATCGGCGCGGCGGAACCGGTAATGGCGGAATCTCACGACATCAGAGTAAACGTAGACGCGAGCGCCGCGAAGAGTTCTCTCAAGGAACTCGGAGCGGCGATCTCGTCCGTTGGCTCTGCGCTCAAAACTCTGCAGGCTCCATCAGGAGGCGGCTTTGATAAGCTGTCGGCGCAGGTAGGAGAGCTGTCGTCTGGTTTCAACAAACTCAAATCTATCGGCAGCCTTGGTAATGTGTCGCGTGAGATCACGCAGCTCAGCACAGCTGTGCGAGGACTGCAGGGTCCGTCAGCTGCATCCATCGCCGGCATCAACAACCTTGCGCGCGCGGCTCGCGGGTTGAGTGGCATCAACGTCAATGCCAAACTCGGTGCCGATCTTTCTTCAATCGCGCGCGCCGCAAACAGCATCAAAGTAAATGCCGCGACGACCAAAAATTTTACCACATTCCTGTCTTCGCTGAATGGTGTCAAGATAGACCCGCAGCTGTCCAAGAGCATTGCCCAGATTGGTAATGGTATGGGCAATTTGAAGATGCCGTCCAGCGCTACGCTGACGGCGTTGCAGAAGCTGATCACGATCATGAGCAGTGGCAACGCTAGCGCAGTTGGCAACATGGCGCGTTCGCTCAATACGATCCAGAGCAGGAACTTCACTGCCCAGGCTCCACGCCAGCAAGGTGGTGGTGGCGCTCCAGCGGCAGGTGCCGGTGGTGCGGGTGGTCGCGGCGCTGGTGGTCCTCCGCCTGGTGCTGCCGGCGCTTGGGCAAATCTAGGATCAGCCCTGCAAGGTTACCAAGGGCGCGCGCATGCTGTTACCGGAGAGATGAGGGGGCTTGAAAACGCCTTCTCCGCTTCGTATCAGGCTGCCTCGCTTTTCCGCACCGCCATTGGTGCGATCACACTTGGAGAATTAACCAGCAGCATCCTGCAGGCTGGTAATGAACTGCTGACTTTCAAGATCGGACTTGATTCCGTCGCCACGTCCGCCACCGAAGGTGGTGAACACCTAAAATTCATCAAGGACTTGGCTGAGAACACCGGCGGTCCGCTGGCGTCTATGATCCCTACCTACCAGCAGTTCGCCGCTGCGGTGCGCTCGATTGGTAAGAGTGCCGATGAAGCACAAGCTACTTTCAGAGGCTTCCAGTTTGCGCTAAGCGCCAACCATGTGTCAGTCGCTGGGCAGGCGCGTGAAATGACAGAGTTGATGGAGACCTTCGCCATGGGCGGAGGTCATGCTCAGCAGGTCATGCGCTCTATGACCAAGAGCATCCCAGCTCTTGCCGGCGTCATCCAGGAGACGCTGCATATCGATGGTGCAGAACTGGAAAAGAAATTCAAGGAAGGTGGTATCAAACCGGACGAAATGATTAAGATCGGCAAGGCGCTTGGCGAAAAGTATGCCGCCGGTGTCGAAGAAGGTCTATCGCATTCCCAGTCAGCGATCAACCGGTTTGAAAATCGCTTCACTGAAATGAAGCAGGTGATCTTCGACAGTGGTTTTGACTCTGGCCTGTCCAATATGATGAATACGCTGACAAAAGCGTTGGATAGTGCAGGCGTTGAGGACATCGGTAAAAAGATCGGTGAAGGCTTCCGTGAAGGCTTCGCCGCGCTTGGCGTCTTTGGGCAGGCGCTTATTGAGAATCGCGAGACTATCCTGACGGTGGTGGAAGCCGCTGGTGCGCTTGCCGCCGCGATGATGGCAAAGACAATTGTTGTTGGTCTCGCCAACACCGCGTGGGGTATTTTGAACGGCACCTGGCTGGCGGTCTCCGGCACCGCCGGTGTGTTGACGACCGCTGTGCGCAGTCTCGGGCTGTTGTTCACGCCGATGGGAGTTGGTCTGCTTGCTGTTGGCGCTGCTGCGTTTGGCGTCTACACTTATTGGGAGCAGCTGAAAGAGTCATTTACCGGCGGCGAGGGCGTCTTCGGAGCAGTTGGCTCCTGGGTAGGTGGCTTAAAAGACAAGATCATGGACTTGGTAGACGCCTGCATCAAGGGTGCAGCCGCTTGGGGTGCATTCTTCTCAAGCCTCAGTGAAGGGAAATCTTTCGGCGACGCGTTGCAGGACATGCGTTCTAAACTTGAAGAATTGGGTCCAGCGTCTGGGCAGAAGTTGCAGGAAAGCCTTGCGGAGGGCGCAAAGACTGCAGCCGAAAAAGCCAAGGCTTCATGGGAAGGGGTGATCGCTGGTCTTGGTGATAGCTTTGCGAAAATTATGCCTGACTTCGGCAAGTATGGCGAGCAGTTCCGTAAAAGTATGCAGGATAACAAGCCGAAGGATTTCGAAGGGCATGGTGATCACGAAGCCAATGCCGCAAACGAAGCGCGGAAGAAGTATGAAGATTCGATCAAAATGTCCGACGCTGGGACCAAACTGTATGAAAAGCTGGTCCCGTCGATCAAGGCCACTGCCGACATTGCTAAGAACATTAAAGAGATCGACGACATGCTCGGCAAGAAGGCTCCTGATGGGCACTTCGTGTCTGAGGCTGATGTCGAGCGCCTAAAAGAGATCGCCAAATATGAGGCGCTGCCAAAGATTGATCCGGCGGCTGGAAAGATTCGCGACCTCATGGAAGAGGTTCAGATAGAGAAGCAACTCGCCGGCAAGTCGAACAAGGACAACCTGGAGATCGAGCGTAAAATTCTCGAAGAGCAACTGGCTCTGAAAAAGCAAGGGCTGGAGCTGACTAAGGCTGAGGCAGATGCTTATCGCGCTCTGCTAAAGGCGCAGCAGGACCTCAAGAAAGGTGGTAGTGATCCGTTCACGCAGTGGGCGAATTCACAGAAGAGCGCCGCCGACCAGCTCGAAGCCAACATCAAGTCCGGCATGGACTCGGTTGCTGATGGCATTTCGAAGATCGTCACCGAAGGTAAGGGAAAATTCAAGAGCCTCGGCGACGCCATTCGCGCCGAGCTGCGTAGCGTTCTCAAGGGCATCGCCAGCAACTTCATCAAAGCCGGCATCAAAGACGTCATGGCGCAAGCGATCAAGGGCATGAACCTTGGTGATGGCGGCTCATCCATTGCTAAGGCGCTTGGTCTCGGTGGCGACATCGTGAAGTCCGCTAATAAAAAAATTGACGATGCCGCCAAGGGCCTCGCTGATAAGACGACCGAGCAGATGAACGTCCAGGCTGCTGTCGTCAACATCAATGGTGCGCCGATGGGAGGCACCAATCCTAATGGGCTCGGCAGTAATCAAGCTGGCGTGACGGCGGCTGACGTAAATGGCAACACGGTTGGCTCTTCTACCACGGGCATGGTTGGCTCTGCTCCAGCAAACCTTGGTGCAGACTATAAGCCTGGCACCGGCTTTGGTCTTGGAGGATTCAATAGTAATTCGGTTGGTGGCACACAAAACCTTGATGCTGCCACAGGAACCAACGCAGCCCTGGCAGCTCTCGGCGGAAATGCCGGTAGGCCAAATGAACTTGCTGCGCTTCCTGCAGCAACAAGAGCGACCATTGCGCCAACGTTTGGTTCTAACGTCTCCACGATTGCTCCGCAGTCCATCCCTAGGAATTCGGCGAGCCTGTTTGGTGCTGATCTGACGAAACTGACTCCGCAGGCTCCGGCTCCAGCTCCGGTAACTGGCGCGTCGTTTGCGCTGCCCAAGCCGGCTGTAGATCAGTCAAGGACGGGTTCGCTGGGGAGTGGCGCGGGCGGATCGAACGAAACGAAAATCTTGCAGCAACTCATGAACGAAGGCGCGAGCCCGAAACAAGCCGCGACTCTCGCGGCGGACTTCAAGGGAGAAAGTTCATACAATCCGCGCGGCGTGTCGCCGAATGATGCGGGGCCGGGTAAGGACTCCATCGGGCTTGCAATGTGGAATCGTAAGCGCAGCGCCGACATGCAAGCGAGCGTTTCGGGCATGGCTGGCAAGCCATACAGCCAAATCAGTCCTGACGACCTCATGCGTTATCAGACGACCTACGCTCACCGCGAAGCCCA